CCGACATCAAAATCACTCTCAAGAACCAGGTCATCAAGAAGGCCGAGAAGCGGCACAAGCTCAAGGCCATTCCAGGCCAGCTCATCCACGAGTACGACATCTCGGCAACCCTCACTGACGCGGCCTACGCCCTCTTCCTCGAGAACGAGATCATCCCCGCCTTCCCGAAGCAGTTCTTGTTCTACCGGCGAATGTCCCCCTCTGAGTTCATTGCCCAGTACAAGTCGCGTTGGCGTTTCGACAACGGCGCCTACGCCTCCGACGTCACCCGATGGGACGTCGGTTGCGACGCGGGCATGCTCAACTTCGACGTCCACGTCATGCACCGGTCGGCGTTTCCCCGCGAGTACGTTGAAGCCTACATCGCCCGCCGCCTCACCTCCAAGTCCCAGCATGGCGTCATGGCCACCATGCAGAACTCCGGCGACCGCTTCACTTGGCCTCTCAACTCCGTGCGCCGTGCCGTGGTCACCTCACTTGTCTGTCAAGTGACTGAGGAAGACACGGCCGCAATCAACGGAGACGACGCCGCCCTGGACCGCAATTGTGTCGCCCTACACTTTCCCGACTCACCTTGGGAGTTCAAGAACGACAATGGCCGCCGCGTCGAGTTCTCGGGCTTTGAACTCGGCGGTGAGGAGCCCACCTACTCGGCTTCCGGCATTCACTATCGCACCATGATCTTGATGAGCCGCGACCCCTCCGCCCAAGACAAGTGGGTCAATTACCTTGACCTCCTGCAGTACGCCGACCTCAACTCCCCTGAGGCCGTCGACGTTGCGCGCTGTGCCGCCCAGCACATGCACCCCGAGCTTTTCTCGGAGTACCTCCCTGCCCCCTTGCGCCCACTTTTCCCGAACGTGTGTTTTTAGGTTTTGGTCTTCTCTCTCTTCTCTTTTCTTCCCCCGCTTGCCTTCTCTCAACTTCACTTTGCTTAACCCAACTCGACCGATTTTCCTTATTTTACACACTTTTAAGCGCGCTTTCGCACTGATCTAGCTTGCCGCCTGGCAAAGAAGAACAAAGTGCCGTGCCTTCCGCCACCCTGCGGTTGCCCCAGCCCTCCAGAATGACCCGCCCGTGAGGGCGTCAGTGCGGAACCCTTCCTGCCTCTCTTGCTGGACGGCAGGCCTCCGTGCGTGTCTTGCCGCGTGCCTCTGAACGCTCCCCCATGGCAAGGCTGTCTGAGCCGATCACCCAACCGTGAGGAGTCTGGAGAATGTCCCAGACAGGTCTGCGGCCCTCCCCCCGCACCCACACCGAAGACTGCAACACTTTCGGAACTGCAGAGACTGCACGCTCAGCGGCACGACCTCGTTACCGCGCGACAACGAGACCTCCCCCCGTGCTGAAAGGAACAGTCCATGCCCAGGGCCCGCACCCTGCGGCGTGAATCTTTTAGACCTCAAGCTCACCCGCCTGCTTCCAGGCCCGCCAGAGCTCTCGCCACCCGCCCACTCCCCTGGACCGATCGCTCTTCGTTCGGTCCGTCATGTCTGCCACACCGGACGTTCTCGGAGACGTTCAGGAGCTTCGCCTCCAGACCATCATCGTCCCGGCTGCCCACGCCGGAGTCGGTTGTGCCACCACCGGCTTCTTCAAGCTCGCGGAGAACCCTGATCTGGCGCACTACATCGCCAGCCACGCCACCGTGACCATCACTGGTCCCATCTCCTTGGAGATCAGCGGTCCCGTCTCCTCCACCGTGGCCACCACGGCCGTCGTGGCCATCTACCCTGACAAGTACCCGGACGGCCCCACCACCAAGGCCCACGTCGTCTCCCTGGAGGGACGGATCAACATCCAGCACTCCCTTCTCGTGGGTTCCGTGCTTGGAGCTCCCGCCAGCGCCCGTGAGGTTGGCGAATCCCTCAAGGTCAAGACCTTGGTCGATTACCCCCCGGTGATCGCCTACCACGTGGACATCGCTGGTGGGACGAACACGTCCACCTGGACCATCACGGCTCACGTGCCCATTTCAGTAGGTGGCGTGTCTCACCGCAAGACATGGTGAACAGTCTGGCGCCTGACGTTTCCTCTCTTATTTCCGGTCTTCTTCCTTGGCTCGCTCCCCCACCGCCGGCTCCTCCGGCGGCCGCATCGTCTACGGCACCAACGCCCCCACGCCTTGACGCGTCTGCCGAGTCACCCAAGTCGTCCCCTTTTGTGTCTTCGCCCGCCCGGCCAGCCACCCCTCCTGCCCAGGAACCTTCGGATCCCTCCGCAGTGGTGATCGGCAGCTCGGGGTCCCGGACGGTGGACCGCTCTCGGACTGACTTCGATGACGACCATCCTCCCGTCAACGGAGGTGTGGTAGACTTTTCTTATTCTGTCCTTGTCTCGTGCGAGGTGGAGGTCACTTCGGACCGCATCACGCTCCCTGACGACGTGGAGTTGCGCATCTCTTCCGCCCGGTCCAGAACCCTCGAGTTCTGTCGGCCTGGGGACGACGAAGTCTACTTCATGCTCGATTTCGACATCTCCGTCATGCGCTTTCTGCCGCGCCCCAGCGTGGTAGAGGTGCCTGTCACGTGGGTGGCTGGAAGTGTCATTGCCGTCCCCAAGATGCCCCGCTACGCAATTTTCATTGACGTCCCTTGATGACGATTCATGCCATTGGTGTAGTCCCGTGGAAGAGTCTATGTGACTCATGAATCACAAAACACATAACCA